GTGCGGAAATACCTCTCGGCGACGATCGCCCCAGGCGGCGTCGGCAAGTCCGCGCTGGCGCTGACGGAAGCTGTCGCAATGGCAAGCGGCAAGCCCATCCTCGGCCTCAAGCCGCGCCCTCTCACCGTATGGTACTGGAACGGCGAAGATCCGCTCGACGAAACACAGCGCCGCATTGCGGCGGCATGCATCCATCACCGAGTTGCGCCAGCAGACATCGAGGGGCGTCTGTTCATCGACAGCGGCCGCGAGACGGAAATCTGCATGGCCAAAGGCTCGCCGCGGGGGTTCGTCCCAAACGAAGAGGTGAAGCGCGACCTGATCGAAGCCATTCGCGAGAACGGAATCGACGTGGTGATCATCGATCCGTTCGTGAGCAGCCATGAGGTCGCGGAGAACGACAACGGCCAGATCGCCGCCGTCTGCAAGCGGTGGGCGCAGATTGCCGACGAGACAGGCTGCGCCGTCGAGTTCGTCCATCACGCACGCAAGCTGGCCGTAGGCGGCAGCGGCGATGTGACGGCTGACGATGCGCGCGGTGCAAGCGCCTTGCTGGCGGCCGTGCGATCGGCTCGCACGCTCAATACCATGACGAAGGACGATGCCGAAAAGGCAAAAGTCGAGCAGCCGCGCTCGCATGTCCGGATGGATGATGTGAAGGCCAACCTGGCACCGCCGGCTGAAGGCGCGAAATGGTTCAAGCTCGTATCGGTCGGCCTCGGCAATGGCACCGCATTTGATCCAGAGGCCAGCGACCCGCAGGACGAAGTTGGCGTGGTCACCGTGTGGAAGTGGCCCGATCCGAACGAAGACGTGACCTTGGACGATGCTCGGGCAGCCCTGGTGCGCATTGCGCAGGGCGAATGGCGCCTCGATCAGCAAGCCAAAAACTGGGCCGGCAACGCCATCGCGGAAGCGCTGGGGCTGGACGTTGAAGAGCCATCAGTCCGCAGCGCGATGAAGCAGCTCATTCGCAAATGGGTGGCGGATGGGTGGCTCAGGATCGTCACACGATCCGATAGCAGGCGCCGCCCGAGAGAGTTTGTCGAGCCCGGAGAGACCCCATGAAAAACGCAGTTTGCTCCACCTTTCAGGGTGGAGCGGAGCAAAGTGGAGCGGCGGGGCAAACCGAACGTGCTCCACCCCCCTATAGGCCCCCCTTTAGGGGGGCCGTAAGGGTGGAGCAGGAGCGGTATCGAGATGGAGCAGTGGAGACGGGAGAGGTGCTGGCGCAGCTTGCCTCGCGCGTTGATCGGTTGAGCGTGTCGCATCGCGACCCGGAAGCGTTCTTCGTCGAGCGGTCGGAGATCGCCGCCGCCCTCCGCGGCGCGGCGGCGCGGGTCCCTCCCACGACCAGGCATGCGGGACGGGCGACTTGCTCGGCCTCGTTAGCGTCCCTCGATTTAGCTCCTAAAGTTCGCGGCCGGGCGCGCTAAAGCCATGCACCAGACGCAGAGCGGATTGTTTACCGATTTCAACGCCCCGGCCCCAGAGACCCTTTCGAAAAAGGGGTTCGCGGAACGGATCGGCGTGACCCCCGCTCGCGTCTCGCAAATGATCACCGCCGGGTTGCCGGTCGAGCCCAACGGCCGCATAGCGGTTCGCAGGGGCCTCGACTGGTACGAGGCCAACGTCGACAGCAATCGTCGCAGGGCTCCGCTGGCCGAGGGGGCGGACCACCGCCTGCATCCGATCTCCTCCCGCGCTCAGCGAGACGCCGCCGATGCGCGCATCGCCGAATTGAAGGCCGAGAAGCTCGCCGGCAATCTGATCAACCGCCGTGCGGCGTTGCGCTGGATCGAGACGCGAGCACGGATGGAGCGCGACAGCTGGATCGCCTGGACGAACCGAGCTGCTCCAGCCCTCGCCGACGCGACCGGCGCGGACATCGCGAAGATCCTGCCGGTGCTCGACAGGATGGCTCGCGAGCAACTGGCCAGCCTCGCCGACAAGCCGATCGAGGGCCTTGCGCCATGAACCTGCTCGCAGACGAGACGATCGATCTGCTGGAAGCGGCATGGCGGCGTGGCCTCGCGACGCCGCCCGCCATGAGCGTGTCCGAATGGGCCAACCGATTCCGCACCATGCCGAACGCCAATGCCGAGCCCGGCCCCTGGCGTACCGCCCGGGTTCCCTATCTGCGCGAGATCATGGATTGCCTTTCGGTCTCATCGCCGGTCGAGCGCGTGGTGCTCATGAAGGGCGCGCAGACTGGCGGGACCGAGGCCGCGCTCAACGCGATCGGTTACTGGATCGACCATGCGCCGGACTCGATCCTCGCCGTCTGGCCATCGATCGACATGGTTCGGAAGAACTCCCGGACCCGCCTCGAGCCGCTGATCCAGGATACGCCTGCGCTTCGCGCCAAGATCGTGCCGCCGCGCTCGCAGGAACCCGGCAACACCGTCTCGCTGAAGGAATTCCCCGGCGGCTCGCTGATGATGACCGGTGCCAACAGCGCGGTCGGCCTGCGCTCTCATGCGGCCCGTTACCTCACCCTCGACGAAGTCGATGCCTTCCCGGCCGATGCCGACGATGAAGGCGACCCGGTCTCGCTCGCGATCCAACGCACCGTCACCTATCGCGGTCGCCGCAAGATCATCATGATTTCGACGCCGACGATCGCCGGCGTCAGTCGCATTGAGCGGGCCTACGCCGAAAGCGACCAGCGCCGCTTCCATGTGCCCTGTCCGCATTGCGGCGAGGGCCAGCCGCTGGTCTGGGCCGGCGTGACCTGGCCGAAGGACGAACCGCTGAAGGCCTTCTACGCCTGCCAGGAATGCGGCGGGATCATCGAGGAGCATCAGAAGCCGGCGCTGCTCGCCGCCGGCGAATGGATCGCCGAGGCTCCCGGCCCAGGCAAGCCCGCTGGCTTCCATCTGTCCGCGCTTTACAGCCCGTTCGAAAGCTGGGCTGACATCGCCGTCGACTTCCTCGCATCGAAGGACGATCCCACGCGGCTGAAGACCTGGACGAACCTGAAACTGGGCGAGGCGTTCGAAGACCGTGCGACGCAGACGGTTCCGATCGACGAGCTGCAGGCGCGGGCGCAGCATTCCGACCGCCCCTGGACTGAGATGCTGCCGGACGGCGTCGTCGTCATCACCGCCGGCGTCGACGTGCAGGATAACCGCATCGAAGCCGAGTTCGTCGGCTGGGGCAGGAACGAAGAAAGCTGGTCGCTCGACTACCGGATCATCCATGGCGATCCTGCCGGCCCCGATCCTTGGGACGCTCTCGACCGGTTGCTGATGCGCAGCTTCCGGCATCCGCGCGATGTGGTGGATCTGCGCGTGCTCGCAGCGGCCGTCGATTCGGTTGGGCATCGGACCAGTCAGGTCATGGCCTATTCCGCCGCCCGCCTGGCGCGCCGCATCTGGGCTGTGAAGGGCAAGGGTGGCCCGGACGTGCCAGCCTGGCCCCGCCGCCCGCCGAAGCCGCAGAAGGCCACGACGACGCCCCTGCACATCGTCGGCGTCGACGGGTTGAAGTCGCAGCTCTTTGCGAGGCTCCGCATCGCATCTGAGACCGGCGCCGGCGTCTGCCATTTTCCGGCCGAGCGAGACGTGACCTGGTTCGCCGGCCTGATGGCCGAGCGCCCAGTGCGAAAATGGAGCCGAGGGCGGGCGCGGATCGAATGGATCGTTGATCGCGGCGTGCGCAACGAACCGCTCGACTGCCGGGTCTATGCGACTGCGGCGCTGGCGGGTCTGGGCGCAGCCGGTTTTGTCTTGAGCGACGTGGCGACAACGATCATGGCGGCGACGTTGCGTGACGACTCAATCCAGCGGCCAGATAGCGCGCCCGCCCGGCCAACCGTGATCAGATCTCGCTGGTTTCACGGATCCTGATGAGGTGCGACAGTTTGAATCAGGCTTTGTTTCGTTTATTGCGTTTAAACGAAAGCCTGCGCATATGCCTCTTCAGGGAGGAATTGCCATGCTGAAAGAACGACCTGGCACGCTGGTCCCATCCCGTGCCGATGCCGAAATGGCGACTGAGGCAAGCCGTACGCTCGCCCGGCACCGCGGCGGCGCGCTGCGGATCAAGCTCGACGACGGCGAGGAGCTGCTGCTGCCGACAGGCGTCGCGGCGCTGCTGAAGCATATCCTGACCGAAACGGCCGACGGCAACGCCGTGACGCTGATCCCGGTCCATGCCGAGCTCACGACCCGGCAGGCGGCGGACTATCTCAACGTCTCCCGCCCGCATGTCATCAAGCTGATCGAGCAGGGGCGGATCGACTGTCACAAGGCCGGCACGCATCGTCGGATCAAGTTTCGCGATCTGGAGGCCTTCAAGGCGTCCCAGGCGACGAAGCGGAGCGAAGCCCTCGATGCGCTGACAGCCGAGGCCCAGGAATTGGGGATGGGCTATTAGGATCGGCGGATACACGGTCATTCTGGACGCGTGCGTCCTTTACCCCGCTCCCTTGCGAGATTTCCTGCTGGAACTCGCCGGGAGCGGGATTTTCCGTGCGCGCTGGACGGATGCGATCCATGACGAGTGGATCCGCAACCTGCTTCGCAACCGGCCTGATCTTTCAGTTGAACGCCTCGCCCGCACCCGCACGCTCATGAACGAGACCGTGCTCGGCAGCATGATCGATGGTTTCGATGCGCTGGTCCCGGCGCTGACGCTGCCCGACCCCGACGATCGACACGTCATGGCGGCCGCGATCCACTGCGGCGCCGACGCGATCGTGACCTTCAATCTAAAAGATTTCCCGGCCGAGACCGCCGCCACCTATGACCTGGAGATCATTCATCCGGACGACTTTCTGCATCAGCAATTCGGGCTCGATGCGGCAGCCGTCGTGATAGCGGCCAGCAATATCCGGGCTCGGTTGAAGAACCCGCCGGTGTCGGCAGAGGCCTACCTCGACACTTTGGAGGCCCAGGCGTTGCCGCAGCTTGTTGGCGAGCTGCGGGCCTATGCGGGTTTGATCTGACCTGCCCGCACCGAGGGTGTGAATTGCGGGCGCGAGTAGCGGGCATTACGAGGACACGCATCTCAGGCCGATTGATCGAATACGCCCCGTCCCGCTTCCCTGGCGCATCGCAACGCCACGGAGGCCATCATGACCATCGACATCGCGCATCGGGACATCATCAAAACTGCCACGCCGGCGGCATCGTCAACGCTTCAAGCCGCCGAAGCTCTTGGATCGAACCATGCCGATGCGGAGATCATCGCCACGGCATCGGAGTTCGAGACGCTCGAGCTGAGCTTTCCGGCGATCTATGCAGCCTGCGAGGCTGCGGAGAACGCCCATCCCGGCCCGGACGCGCCTGAGGCCATATTCATGAGGCGGGGCGATCCGAAATCGCTCGGCGCAAAGGAGCGCCACGACAAGCGGTGGTGGTACTACGGCGCTATCGACCGGCTCCGCACCAGGCCCATGGCGCGCCGGGCGCGAACCGACGATGGCGAGATCATCGACGTGCCGGATCTGGCCGCTCAGAAGCGGGCCGACGAGATCGTCGCTGCGTTCGATCGTTGGCAGGCAGCATGCGAGCGCGACAAGATCGCAACGGGGCGCGCGGAGGTCGAAGCCTCGTGCCGGCGCGCCGTGACGAAGTTCCACGAGCTGCACGCGGCGCTTGTCGCGGCCCGGCCCGCGACACTGGCGGGCGTGAAGGCAAAAGCTCAGGCCTGTCTTGTCCGGCGGGAATGCATCGAAGAGGGCGAAGACACCGACAATGACCGCAAACTCGTGATCTCGATCGCGGAGGACGTCATCAGGCTATCCTGATGATCAGCCGCCGCGGCGGCTCTCCAGTGCGATATCGAGACGCTCCCAAGCCATGGCCAGGCCGTCGCGGCAGCGAACTGGGTCGGCATCGCGCTTCAGGAATGCCTGGGCGGCGGAGGATAGTCGGACGAACTGCTCCCCGACATAGCTCCACTCGACAGGCAATGGTGGCCGCTCGGCGATTGCCGCCAACCTGGCGACTTCCTCCTTGCCGGGCATCCGAATCTCCCAACCATCTGTCTGAGCGATGAGGGCTTCGACCAGCGGCGCGAGCATTTCGCGCCGCTTTTCGATGTCTTCAATCGTGACCATCGACGCGCTTCCGAAGCCGGACACCAGGCCCGCCGCCATTCTCCGCTATGAGATCAACACCAGCGGCCTCCAGCGCTGACCGCAGCTTCTGGAGCGTTTCCGCGTCCCCCCCCGATCGCCCGGTCTCGAAGTTTGTGATGGTGTTCCTGTGAACGCCGGATCGGCTCGATAGCTCTCGAACGCTCCAATTGAGGAGCCCCCGACCCGCCCGCATCTGTGCGCTTGTCACAGTCTCAGTCATGTGCTATTTCCACATGTGTAAATCACACACTGTGTCTATAGCACATGATGCGGAGACTTCAAATGCCGAACGCAGCCGTTCGGGCAGCCGCTATCGGCTTGCCCACACTATCCCGCCGAGCCGTTCTGGGCGGCAGCGCCGCCGCACTCGCCCTGCCGACGGCGACCGCCGCCGTGGCCAGCGAGATGTCGGCGATTGCCGAGTTGATCGCCGACCACGACCTGGCGCTCGAAGCCGAGCGCGCTGCCGACGAGATGGTCGAGCAGCTTTATGAGCGCGCCTCTCTGCCCAGCATCGAGGTCCGCTATGGCAAGCGCCGGCTCCGCGATCCAGAGACCGGCGAGATCACCTGGGGCCAATGGGCGTCCAGCTATCAGCATGATGTCGAGCGCCACTTCGCGATCAGCATCGATGGCTGGCGGACATGCCCCTCTCAGGCTCATTTCGTCGCCGCGCAGGAGGCCAAGCGCGACGGCCTCATCGCCGAGCTGCGCCGGCAGGAGGCAGACTACGACGCGGCCAAGCAAGCGTACGGCATCACAGCGGCCGAGCAGATGGCAGAGCGGGCCTTCACGCAGAGAGCGGGTATCCGCGACGCCATTTTCGCTTCACGCCCCGAGACGATGGCCGAGGTGGCGGAGAAGAACGAGTTCCTTCTGCGGCTGCACCGGGAAGGCCTCGATCTGCAGGGGTATTTTGACACGATCTTCGCCAGTGAAGCCAATTGAAGGCGTAGGCTTGACACCCATCTAAAGGGAGGTTAGCAAGGTGTCAAATTGACACCCTCACTTTGACCCTCAAGGAGATCAAGATGCGCCGGTCCGAGTTTTTGAAGCTGACAGAGCTTTCGGTCGACAACCTCAAAAACCTGAAGCGCCGCAACGCGCTTCCTTTCGACAACGCCGACGATAGCGAAAGCGACGGCAACACCGGTGGCTATTTCGAGCGTGACGCATTCTCGACCCTTCTGACGCTGGAATTGTCGAAGACGGGCACGGACCAGAACGAGGCGGCAAGTAACGTCGCTCTCGGGCTCTCCGGTATGCTCAAGCGGTTCGGCCGAGATCTCGCGGAGAAGAAGGACTACATCTGGTTCGGCCTCGTGAAAGCGGAGCAGCCGCAGGCTGACGGCTCAGTCGCGATCTTTACGTTCCCCGCGGCGGGGCCGATTCACGACCTGGTTTATTTTCGGGATGGGCCTCGGGCCATCGAACACCGCCTCGCTGAAACTCAGCACGTCATGACGCACATCTCTCTCGTCCATGCTGCGAAGCTGCTGCATTCGATGAAGGAGCGCGCAAGGCTCAATGGCATCGAGATCGATCTCGGTTGGCTGTCGCGGTGAGATGAGAGATGCCACGTCGGTCTCAGATCGATGATCAGGACGATCTCGTCACGCCTGCATGGCGGCGGTTCCTGCACGAGTATTGCGCGCCGGCCTGGCGGCTGGAGCGCTGCACTCTGGACGAGCTGCAGCGCCTGGCGCGCGCCATCCCGTACCTCCAATGGCGCGTCAATCAGGCGATCGCCGCCAAGAAGGCAGGCTGACCATGGAAATCCATGTGAAGGTCCATTCCGAGGCTGTCCGCCAGATGCTTGACGCCGCCAGCGCAAGGCAAGTCAGGCGCTCGCCCGCGCCCTGAACCGCACCGGCGGCCCGGTCGCGACCACGACGAAACGCCAGATCCGCAAGGTGCTGGGCGTCAAGCAGCACGCCTACGCCAAATATCCGATGGAGGGCATGCTGAAGAAGCGAATGGCGCTCCGCCCCGCTTCGGCCAGCAATCTCGAATACACGCTCTCCGGCTTCGGCAAGGGGCTGCCGCTGATCTATTATCAGCCGAAGGAGGGCGGGTCCGGCGCCAGCGTCAACTGGCTGGGCGCCCGTAAGACGATCGACCGCTCGTTCTATCTTTCCGGCAAGTTCCCGCGCCGCAAACGCTCCGGGATTTCGGGATGGGTTTCCCAGCGCAAGAAGCCCGGCCGCTGGGCGCTTTACCGGCCGCAAGGACCGGGTGTGCCCGACGCCATGAGGACAGGCGCTGTCTCAAGGACATGGGAGGCGGAAGCCGCCGCGCGGCTCCCTGCCGCGATGCGCGATGCGCTCATCTCGATCATGAGGGGGCGCTGATGACCGTCGTTCTGTTCCCGAACGCGCCGACAGGCGAGCGCCCGAACGGCGCCTTCGTCGCCAATTTGCCGATCATCTCCGTGACGCGGGAGCCGCAGCTTTACCACGGCGTCGACGCGCAGACCGAGGCGGCAGTCTTCGCCGAGCTCGCCATCTTCATGGCGAACCTCGCGCAGGTCGAGGCCAGCATCGACCGACTTGTCGCGTTGCTGAAGCCGTTTCGTGTGGAGGCCTGACGGTGAGGCTGACGCTCCCGAAATTCCCGATCGGTCTGTTTCGCCGCGCGGCGAAGCCGCAGCCTGCAAACGCAAGATCATTCGAGGCGGCAGGCTCCGGCCGTCGCTGGTCGGGCTTTGCCGACATGCCCAGCGCGATCTCGTCGATGCTGGCCAATGGCGGCACGCTGGCGAGGCGGGCCCGCGGCTTGGTCGCGAATAACGGCCATGCCGCAAGCGCCGTCGAAGCATGGGTTTCGGCGCTGGTCGGCACCGGTTTGAAAGTGCAAAGCCCCGTCGCAGGCCTCGCGCTCGGCTTTGAAGCCTAGACCGACGATTCCGACGCGGACGCGCTGACCGACCTTTATGGCCTGCAGGCCGCGATGGCACGCTCGATGGTGGTCAGCGGCGAAGCGTTCGCGCTGATCCTCGACGACGCCCGGCTGCGTCTGCTCGATCCCGAGCAGATCGACCGCAATCTTACGCAGGCCGCGCCGAATGGCGGACGGATCGTCCAAGGCGTCGAGTTCGACGCTGGCAGCCGCCGCGTCGCCTATCATATTCGCCGCGACCAGCCCGGCATGCCGTTCCCGGTGTCCTATGAGGTGGTGCGCATGCCTGCCGCGCAGGTGCTGCACATGTTCAAGCCGATCTATCCCGGCCAGATTCGCAGCATTTCGTGGTTCGCGCCGGTGCTGCTGCGGATGGTGGACTATGACCGATCGGTCGATGCGCAGCTTCAGCGCCAGCTCGTCGCCTCGCTCTTCGCCGGCTTCATCGTCGATCCGAAAGCGGCGGTCGAGAATTTCGACGGGACGCCGAACGGTTCGAACCTTCAGGTCAACCTCGAGCCCGGCACAATGAGCGTGCTCGGCGCGGGGCAGGACGTTCGCTTCAGCGAGCCTGCCGGGCTCGGGGCGGAGGTGATCGACTTCCTCCGAATTACGCGCGACGAGATCGCAGCCGGACTCGGCATCCCCGCGCATGTTCTCAGCGGAGACCTGACGCAGGCGAACTACTCCAGCCTGCGCGCCGGGCTCGTCGAGTGGCGTCGCCGCGTCGAAGCTCTGCAGCATGGTGTAGTCGTCTTCCAGTTCTGCCGTCCGGTCTGGCGCAACTGGCTGTTGCTGCGCGCCTTGTCGGGAGCGGCCGACATGCAAGGCTATTTCGCAGCACCGGCTCGATACGAGAGCGCCCGCTGGATTACGCCCCGCTTCGACTGGATCGATCCGCTCAAGGATGCGGAGGCCGAGACGGCCGCGATCGCCGCCGGCCTGATGAGCCGCCGCCAGGCCGTCGCTGCGCGCGGCGAGGACATCGAGCGGCTCGACCAGGAGATCGCCGACGACAATGCGCGTGCCGAACGGCTGAAGCTGACCTTCGCTCCACAGCCACGCCCCATCCTCATCGGGAGCCCGAACTCGTGAACGCGATCGCCCCCATCACGCCGGCCGCGCCGGAACCCATGGAGATATTCATCCGCCGGCTTCCGGCGGTCACGTCGAGCTGGAACCCCGACACCTGGACCGTCGAATGCGTGATCGCGACGAGCGGAGCAGGCGTCTCGCGCTACGACGAGCGCGGCGAATATACCGAAATCCTGTCGCTCGAAAATCAGAGTTGGCCGTCGCAGATACCTCTGCTCGACGCCCATCGGCGGGGCAGCATGGAACACGTCCTGGGCAGCGTCGACACCCTTCGGGTGGTCGGCGGGGAGATGCTCGGACGTGCCGTGCTGTCCCGTCACCACCCCTTGTCGCAGCGCATCGCAGCCGATCTCGGCGACGGCCATCGGTTCAGCGCCTCGATCGGCTACATCACTCTCGCATCCCGCGAACAGGCCAACCCGTCGACCAAACGGCGCGAAAAGATCGCGACCCGGATCGACCTGCTGGAAGCCTCGTTCGTCGTTCTCCCCGCCGACCGCCTTGCTGGTACCAGGAGTCACAGCATGACGGCCAATCCCGCACCGGTCGAACAGCCGGTCACCCCTCCGGCGCCCGCGCCGGTTGTCACCGCGCCGCCGGTTCAGGAACGAGCCGCCGGGGCCAACATCGAAATCGCCGATCGCGCGGCGATCAATGCCGAAATCCGGTCGATCGCGCGCCTGTCCGGGCTCGATCAGAACTGGACGGATGCGCAGATCGACGCCGCCGTGACGGCAGACACGGCGCGCCAGGCCGCTTTCGAAGCGATGCGAACCCGCGCGGCCCCGGCCGGCACGGTTCGCAATGCGTCGATCGGGGTCGGCACGGATCACACCGATCCGGAGATCCGCGTTCGCCATGTCGGCGAGGCGCTCTTCGCGAGGACGAATCCCGGACATCAGCTTTCGGAGCAGGCACGGCCCTATTTCGGCCAGACGACGATCGACATCGCGCGCGACAGCCTTCGCCTGCGCGGCGTCGCGGTCACCGGTCTTTCGCCCTCGACGATCATCGAGCGCGCTCTCACCACCAGCGATTTCCCCCTGATCCTGTCCGACAGCGTCGGTCGCACGCTGCGTGAGGCTTATCGCGCCGCGCCGTCAGGGCTGAAGATGCTCGGGCGCAAGACGACCGCGCGCGACTTCCGCATGAAGCACCGGCTGCAGCTTTCGGAAGCCCCTCTGCTCGAAGAGGTTAAGTAGAACGGCGAATTCACCAGCGGTAAGCTGACCGAGGCCCAGGAGAGCTACAAGCTCTCGACCTGGGGCAAGATCATCCCGATCTCGCGGCAGGCGATCGTCAATGACGATCTCGGCGCATTCAACGACCTGGCCCGCCGCCTTGGCCTCGCCGCCGCCGCGACCGAAGCCCAGATCCTCGTCGATCTGATCCGGCAGAACAGCGGCGACGGCCCGACGATGTCGGACGGCAAGGCGCTGTTCCATGTCGACCACAAGAACAAGGCGGCGAGCGGCGCGGCGATCACCGTCGCATCTCTCAGCCTCGCCCGCACATCGATGCGCAAGCAGGTCGGCCTCGCCGGCCAGGCGATCGACATCTCGCCGCGCTTCATCCTCGTCAGCCCCGACAAGGAGACCGGAGCCGAGCAGGTCCTGACCAGCCTGAACCCGACCAAGGCGGAGGACACCAACCCCTTCGCCGGCAAGCTCGCAATCGCGGTCGACGCCCGCCTGACCGGCAACCGCTGGTACGTCTCCGCTGACCCCGCCAACGTCGATGGGCTGGAATTCGCATATCTCGAAGGCGAGGAAGGCGTCGTCATCGAGACGAAGGCCGGCTTTGAAGTCGACGGCGTCCAGATCAAAGCCCGCGTCGATTTCGGCGCTGGCTTCGTCGATTGGCGCGGCTGGTACGCGAACGCGGGAGCCTGACGATGGCGACCCTCGAGGAACTCCAGGCACAGCTAGAGGCGCTGCAAGGCGTCCGGTCGACGGGCATCGCGAGGGCCGAGTTCTCCAGCGGCGAGAGCAGGCGCGTCCAGGAATTCAAGTCGGACACCGAACTCGCCGCCGCCATCGCCGACCTTGAACGCCGCATCGCGGCGTTCACTCAACCCAGAATCACCACCGTCCGATTCTCCTATTCGAAAGGCACATGACATGAAGAACCACGTTCAACCGGGCCGCACCGTAACGCTGCCAGCCCCGGCCGGCGGCGTCACGAGCGGCGATGGCGTCCTCGTTGGCTCGATCTTCGGGATCGCGTCGACCACCGCGCTTGCAGGCGAGATGGTTGCGATCACGGTCACCGACGTTTGGACGCTGCCCAAGGCCACGGGCGCGATCACGGTCGGCGCGAAACTCTATTGGGACGCGACCAACAAGGTCGTGACGACCACGGCAAGCGGCAACAGCCTGATCGGCGCCGCGACGAGCGCTGCCCTTTCGGGCGACGCCACCGTCCCAGTCCGCCTGAACGGCGTGACCGTCTGATGATCAATCACCCGGCGGCCTGCGCCGCCGGATCAACCTCATCGCCATGGAAGGATTTCGACATGCAGCAGAATCCAGTTCCCCGCCGCGAAGCGCAGCCGGACGGCAGCGTGCGCGTGTTATTTTCCGCACCGATCCTTGAGCATGGCGAGCCCAAGGGGTTTGTGACCATGCGCCCCCCGCGCGCCGGTGAAATCTGGGATTTCGGCGACCCACTTGAGTTCGTCGTCCAGGACGGCGCCTCAACGCCTTACGTCGATCGCAAGACGCTGCGGCGCTGGATCACCCTGCTTATGGTCGATCACGACGCCGAGGTGATCGCCCGCGAAAATTCGACCGCTCTCGGCCTGCTGATCGAGGATGTCGTTCTTGGTTTTTTTCTCACCGCGCGGATCAGCTTGACGGCTACGCCCGCGCCCTTGCCGACCGCGGCGTGAGACTTGGCGAGATCGAGGCGATGACAGTGGCCCGCATGCGTCAATGGTTGAAGGTGATGGGGTAGGCCATGGCAACTGTCGTCAATGCCCACGCGGTCATCTCGGCCAAGAACAATATGAGCCCGGGCCTTGCGGCTGCGGCGAAGGAGCTCGACAAGTTCCACGCCAAGCAGTCGCGCATGACAAAGGCCCAGACGACGCAAACTGACCGCCTGCGCTCCTCCTATGCAGATATCGCGTCGAAAGTGCAGTCGTTCAGCGCAGCGCTCGACGGCATCGCCAGCAAGCGATCGCTCTCGGCGATGACGGGCCACATCGCCTCGATCCGCAAGGATATCGCTGCCGCTGAAAAGATCGACGCTTTTCGTTCCGCATCCCGGCGGCTCGACGACATGGCCATGGCCATGAAATCAGCGCGCCAGGAGGCCGCGAAAGCCAAGGGCGCGATTGGCACAGGGCGAGGCACCGTCGAGGCTCACGAGCGGGCGGGGCGGGCGCTCGACCGAGCGACCAAGGCATTTCGGGAGCAAGGCGTCGCCGCGCGATCTGCGCGGGCAGACCTTGCGGCCGCCGGCATCGCCGTCAACAGCCTCGCCGCAAGCGAAGCCAATCTGAAGCGCAGCATCGAGGGCGCGACGGCTGCCATGCAGAAGCAGGCGGCGGCACAGGCCCGGTCGGCGGCCCGCCGCGAAGGCGTCGGCGCGTTGGCCGGAGCCGCCGGCATCTCGGCCGGCATCGCCGGCAAGAACATCGGGCGGAAAGCCGTCGTCTCGATCGCCGATTTCGACATTGCCGTGCGCAAGCAGCGCGAATTCACCGACATCAGCGCGGCCGACCAGAACAGCCTGCTGATCCCGCAAGCGAAGAGGATCGGCCAGGAGACCCAATTCTCCAACCTCGACATCGTCAAGGCGCAGACCGCTGCAATGCAGGGCCTCCCAAGCAACATCACCGGCACGCTGAAAGCCGAGGTGGCGCAGGGACTGATCGAGAACGCGAAGCACTATGCGCTCATCATGGAGAGCGGCATGGCGACCGCCGCCGAAGCGATGCGGTCTTACCTTCAGACGACGGGCCAGGACATCTCGACGAAGGAGAAGGCTCTTGCCGCTGCCAACAAGGCGACGAACCAACTCGTCCGGATGGCGAAGGATGTCGTCGGCGAGTGGGTTCCTGTGCCGCAAGGCGAGGAACCGACCGGGATCGTTCTGCGCGGGCGGCGCGGCAAGGGCTGGCGCCGATGGTGCAACGGCCTGACCTGGTCGGACCTCGCTAACGATCTCGTCATCTCGAAAGAGACGACGAAGACGGGCGCGCTTGTATCGCACGATCTTAAATTGCTGCCGACCGTCACAGCGCTGCTCGACATGGTTCCGCAGGAACGGCGGATCGGGGCGCTGATAGTCAACGAGACGGCGAGACGCCCTTACGCTGAGTTCGCCTACGCCCGCGACTGGCGCGAGATAGCCAGAAAAGTCGGCATTCCGGACACTGTCTGGAACATGGACGCGCGCGCAGGCGCCATCACTGAGGCCGAGGACGCGGGCGCTGATCTCGACACGATTCGCGGGTCGGTCGGCCATACCCAGGCATCGACGACGGCCCGATATTCACGCGGCGCGATCGGCAAGAGCCGCACGATCGCCGGCCTGCGCAGCGCCCATCGCGATGGCGAGAACGAGGGCTGA